CCGATTTGGTTGTATCATATGAAATACGATTTTGCCAATCTACGGAACTAATATTACTATCATCTGTTAATGTACTAGTTGCAGTATCTAGTTTAACATTAGTTCCATTATTTACAGAAAATGATCCAGTAACTCCTAAGCTTCCAGTTATCTGTGCTGAGCCAGTGTATGGGAATACCGGAGCATATGATGCTGATGTTGCGAATGATGCGGTACCTAGTAGTGACCCTGTAAATGAAGTTGCTGACAAACTTCCCGTTAATCCGTATGATCCGGTAAGCTGTCTACCACTAATCCAAACGCTTCCAGATTTTACTAATATATCACCAAAGGATGATGTAGTTGTAGTTTCTCTAACATCATGTAACTCCCCAATCTCCCATCCATTTGATATATGCGTAAATATAGATCCTACGGTATTATGCACCCTAACAATATATCCTAATAGTACTGTATGTTGTGGTGCTTGTGGCTGTGTAGTTGTCCATCCACCTGGGGTGGTTGGTGATAACCAAACTGGCGATCCGCCTATTGTACCACTGGTATTTATGTTATTAATAAATCCAAATGTAGTAACATAACCTTCAGCACCAGATAATATAGATTCTGCAGTAAATCCTAAAGTTGTTGCTGAATATCCATCAGTCGTACCAATCGCTCTGTTAACCGAAGGTCTATTTCCTTGTGACCCGGAAACAAAAACTACTTCTCCTTTGTTTAAGGTAGTTCCTGTATTATTAAAAACCAATACAACATTTTCTTGACCTAACTCTACATTAACGTTTCCGCCCTTTAACATTAAGTCTAACGTGCCGGCGCCATCATCCCAACCTAATTGCCCAACTTGAGTTACTCCACTCGCAGTTGTGTAAAAGTGTATGCTGTTAGGATTGAAGATAGAACCAGATATGTTAAACGATCCAGTCATAGTAAGTGCTGAGCCGTCAAAGGTTAAAGCCGCTTCTCCGTTTAATTCTGGAGAGGTTCCGGTGGCTGTAATCAATCTGTTATTGACATTTGTACCACCGTTAAATGTAGCTCCGCCACCAGAACCTGATAGTAGATTTGTTCCAGCACCTCCGGCTGCAGCTGTTAGGTCAATGTATGCTCCTCTTGCAGCCCCTCCTTGTTCAAAAAATCGAATTTTATTTTGATACACATCAATGGTAACACCACTACCAGTAAGGGATGTATTAGTAACCGGTTTGTTTAGCAGTATTTCTCCACCTTCATCTCCCGATTGATAAAGTACACTTAATTTAGAACCATCAAATGTTAGTAATGATTCAGCATTTAATGTGCCATCTCCGTTAGCAGTTAACACTCGAGTGTCTGCATCATTCGATATAGCAGGTGTTATGTTAGAAGCTGTTAGAGAAAATGAGGCTGTCCCAAGTAGAGACCCAGTTATACTAGGCGAATATAAAGAATTTAATGCAGCATCCGATCCGGATACTATGACTTTTTTCCATGCTGGCATATTATACTCCTACCATTGTGGTTAGATACATACACTTATGCCGTGTATATGCCTACTTCCTTGCGGCCTACAATGATTTATTAATAAATATATTAACGAGGTTTTTTACTGGTTTGTTTAGAATCCATTTGTTTAGCAATTTCTGCAATCTCTGATTCTAATTTAACCTGAAGTGATGCAATAGTTTTAGCATCTTTACCAGTAATAGTGATTACATCTAATGATTGTCGTAAAATACTAATTTCTTGCGGTGTTAAATCTATAGCAAATAAATCCATAACTATTTAGTTTGTTCGGTGTATTGATTTTGTAATTTGATTACCATATTATAAAACAATTCAACTTGTTCGCCGGTTAATGTGGATGTACGTAACATTGTTAATAAAAATTCTAATTCAGAAGTATTTAACTGATTTACGGATTGATTAGCTTGATGTGCCGGTTTATTTATTTTATTTATGATACCCATATAACTTATTATATATAATATTACGCATAAATCCAAATATCACCTGCCGTAGATGTATACATTGCACCTTGAACTGCAAACTCACCAGTTACTGGTTTAGTAGCACCATGATTTGCTTCAGTAAATAAATATGGTACAAATGAACCACTAACTCCTCCAGCAGATGTCGGATCTAATGCATTGGTAGTATCAGTGACACCGGATTGGAATCCCCAACGATCTGTTGCTGCATCAAATCCATATGCAATGTTACCAGCAGCATCCGAACCTCTATCGATAATAATACCACCATCACTTGATGCAGCAGATCCGGATGCTAACAAGATAAATTTATCTTCTACATATAAATCTTGAACATTAATAAATGTAGTAGTACCATTAACAGTTAAATCTCCAGTTACAACTAAACTATTATTTACTGTAGTTGTACCAGAACCAGCGCCTAAATTTAATGTTGTTGCTGCACCAAATGCGTTAACAGTAGTAGCATTGGTATTAAATACGGTGGCGGTTGCGGCGGTTGTAGTAATATCGCCGCCATTAACTGCTGCATCACCGGTTAATGTCAATCCTACAAATTGTGGCGAATCGCCAGTTTCTAAACCTAAATCGATAGTCGATCCTGCTACACCGTTTGTTGTAAGTACAGCTTGTCCTTGACCCGGCGATGATAATACAGATGATGACACAATACCAGCTGGTAATTGAGCTGAACCAGACCAGACACCTGATCCGTTAAGGATTTGTGCTTGTGTTATAGATCCGCCTAATGAAACAGAAGTTCCTGCTATTGTAATAGATGAATTTGTTAAGCTAGCATTTGGGATACTACCGAGAGTAAATGTGATAGTGTCTGTAGTTGCATTTCCAGTAATATCTAATCCAGCACCAGATGATGATGCAAACGTTAATGTGTCAACGGATGAATCTGCAATTACAGAAATGCCGTTAATAGACATAGTAGCAAATGTATTTTGTTGTGTTACCGCGGTTAAATATCCAGCATCATTATTAAGTTGTGATATATTACTACCGGATACAACTACCTTTTTCCAAACTGCCATTTTATTCCTTTACTATATTTTTTATAATAAATATGTTAAAACTTAAATTAACTAATCCAATCCTACAAAAAACGAACCTGATGTAAAATATATTCCGCCATTCGGTGCTGGATTTGATAATTCTGCTGATTGTGTTGCTACTACAATAACTCGATCAGATTGTATTTTAAACAAATCAATGCTAGCAGATTTAACTAAAAATAAATCATTAACTGTGTTAACTTGAGCTATAACGCTACCACTAATAATTCTAAATGATTCACCGCCTCCACCGTTTGCGACGTAAGATGCTGTTAATGCAAAACTAGAAGATATATCATAAAGAGATCCGGTACGTAATTGTCCTGGTTTAAACTGCCTTGCCATTATTGCCATCTCCCATTAATAACAACGCTATCTAATGTATCAATAGTATAACCTAAGCCTATAGTATCAAAAACAATAGTTTGTGTTGATGATAATGATGGTGTCCATGTATAAAGAGCTTTATCGATATATTGGCCGTTTATATAAACATTAAATTCATTTTTAGTTGCAGCAACTGTTGTTACTGAATTATATGCAGCTGAAGCTGTTACAGTTACAGTGTTATTTGAAACATATACTGCTGTTTTATCGGATAAATTAGTCAAGTATGCCATTACTTCTGCATTAATTGTAGCAGTAGTACCTCCAGATACTGAAACCGACCCACCGTTTGCTATATATCCGCGGCTTTGCATTAATGCAGGTGGAACTACTGTTGATGCAAATATATCTTCAGAAACATCGACTACTTGATCGAATGAAAGTTTTTTAATAGAAAACATTTTTCGAAGTGTGGATCTACGTGCTTCTTGTTCAGATAGCAATGTACCTAATACAGTTAATGGTATAGTAGCTCTAACTAATCGGTCTTCTCCAACAGTGTTAACTGTTTCGAATGATACTGACCCTAATGTTGTTGAAAATTTATTGTTTTCGTTACCCCACGCAAATCGCCCATATGGCATTATTTGATCGACCAGTGAATTCATTTGTGTGGTAAAATCACACCAAAGTAGCATGTCATATTCAACTGTTACGTATTTAGGAATATCTACAACATATACTTTTTCTGATGGCTGTGGGTTATTAATTGGAATTGGAAACAATTCATCTTGATATCTGGAACGTTCATTGTATTTGGTTTTATAAATCCGTACGTTTTCAGATTGTGGTCTGTTAACATCCAATGATTTAACAGAGTCTCGTTCAACCATAGAGTTACGTTTCAACATGATTACCGGAGATTGTAACATTCCTTTTTCATCGCGTAAATATCCTAATCGACGCACATTGTCCCATTTTTCACCATTTGAAAAAATTACTGGTACATTGATAGTTTGACTATTAGCTGTTACTTGAGGCTGTATTTCGTTGTCAATAAACCATTTAATTGCAAAGTCAATATCATAAATATTTCGTTTTGCTGTACGTATTATGTCATCATCTCGTCGAATTTGTTCTGCCCGATTCAAAAACAAATCATTTCCTAATCCTTCTGTTTGTGTGGGATTGGGTTTATTTGTTTTTCGATCAATATTTTGTCTATTTAATCTAGGCATTAAAATCCTTTATATGCAAAATTGTTATTTCCACCTCTTCTGATATTTGTGATACCTGTTGGTGTTTGTCGTGTTGCATGAGCATCACATAGAACAGACACACTATAACCATGTTTATCGCCGTTTGGCCAAGTGTCTGGATTTTTACCCGTAAAATACTGATTAGCATCTACGTTATCAAGTTCATAATATTCATTGTCCCAGAATATTATATCACCTACTTCAGGATAAAAATCAGCTCGTTCTAATATATCACGCGTTATTGCAAATTGTGCCGTACGAGTATATGTATGACCGTAATCATCCATAACAGCATTTTTAGTTTCTTTTGTGATTAAACATGGAATTAAAATTGAATCATAATATGATTTTGATTCAGATTCGCCATATACATTTGAATCGCTTCGTTCAACAATTAATTTGAAAAATTCAATTTCAGTGTCTATTATGGAATTTAGTAGTTCTGCATTGATTGATGCTAAAAATTTTGCGTCCCGCATTCCGCCAAAAAGTGCCATATTTACTCCTATCCAACATATATTTTCAATGGAACTTTTGCTAAAATTTCATGCATCTGAGTTGATTCAGCATTTTGTCGTGTTAGCATTTGTTCTTTTGTCAATTTATCTAAAAATTCTCTCAACTGCGTTATTAATGCATCTTTTTCCGATTGTCCCTGTGAAATTAAATCTCCACCGTTCAATGTAACTTCGGAATTAGGTATTGGAATTGATGAATATTTATTACGTACAAATCCTAACATTTCTTTTACAAGTGCAGCACCATATTTAATTATCCAAGATCGCCCCATATCATTAATGCTACTGTATGTTTGATATGTATATGGTATATTAGATGCGTCACTCACAACGCCGTTTAAAAGTGCTGTATTACCAAATAATAAGGCATCCTTATCTTTTTCATCGGCAAATATATATTCTACCCATACTTGACCATAGAATATAGTAGATGCTGAACTACCGGTGCCTGATGTTGGTATTGGATAAAACTTAATATCATCGCCATGTATTTCAAATGAATAATGAGACTTACGTACCTGGTCATTGAATTCAATCGATTGTAGTCTTAACAAATCTGCATGTATTGGCATCATCATGAAACTAATAGAAGGTGAAAATCCTCCAAAGTTAAATGAATCTAAAAGTTGTTGCGATCCTAATCCAGTACCAACAAATGGATCAAAATATCTAACAATTGCTGGCGGTGGTGTATGTAATACTCGTTTAATTTCAATTGAGCTAGTTGGAGATAATGATGATGATTCTGCTGCTAATGATGAAGATACAGCTGCGCGCATACTATATGTCTGCTGACCAGGAATCATATCTATCTGTACTTTTCTCCATTTTACAGTACCACCAGAATCAGCTTCAGTACCATATGCTCTAGATAGTTTTGTAATGTATCCTAAAGAGCTTCCAACTACTGCTCCGGTAAAACCTTGCGGACCTAAGAAGCTAGATCCGGTTTGGATACCCAATGTACTCATCAAATTGTTAGTTATATTAATTTGATTGATTTGATTTGAGTATTCTATAACAGCAGCTTCAAATGCAGTATAAAAATTAACATCAACTAATTCAACATCCATAATAGGATATCCAACATGTTGTGCTGCATATTTAGCAAATCGATCGGCTTGTTGTTGAAATAATGGATCTGTATCAAAAAATCCAAATGGTGTAGATCCAGTTGTAAATGAAGAAGAACCGGGCCATATGGGCTTTGATACACTATAATCCATTATGTTTCCTTTTTATATATAAATATCAATACGTCTCATTTAAGAGCTTTAAAATTTCATCTAATGCTTCATGTCGATGATTATCTAACAATATAATTTCATTCACAAATCTAGACTTAGTTAATTTAGGAACTTCATGCACTGCCGAATCATTTGTAAATTTTAAATCTATCTGATATTTATCGCCAGTTAATATCATTAAACTGTCTTTACCTAATCGAGACAACACCATTTGTAATTGTTGTTTGGTTAAATTCTGAAATTCATCCACAATACAAATTGCATGATCAAAAGTACGTCCTCGGAAATGTGCTAAAGAAACCAATTCAATGTTTTCTTCTTTTTCCATTTTTTCCAGTATATCCGGTTTATTGTATACCTTACGCATATTGCTTCGAAGCGGCACTAACCATGGCTCCATCTTTTCATTCAATGAGCCGGGTAAAAATCCATTATCTTCATTTGATACGGTAGGACGTGTTATAATGATTTTGTTTATTTGTCGTTTAAAAAACATATCCAAAGCAATTTGGACTGCTAACAAGGTTTTACCAGACCCAGCTTTACCTAGTATAAAATTGAATGGTGTTTCAATAATTTTTGCTTTTGCTAGTTTTTGTTCTTCTGATAATGTTATTGAAAATTTAATGTCGTTCTTCGGTGGAGTTTTCTCCTTGTTTGATGTTGTCATAGTAACCTGTTTTAAGTTAAAATTAAAATAATTTTGTAAGTGTAGATTCTCGAAGTGTCATGTCTTTAAGTGTTTCAATCTTACCTAAACAGGCTTGACGGATAGCTTTAAACGTGTCATGAGGAGAATGAGGTGTCATTACTTTGATGGTAATTAATTCTTTATCTGGACCTAAGTCTTGTTCGATATGAACCATTAATACCAAACTAATTGCTCGTATACGATCTAATACATCGACTAAACGACCATCATATCGTATAATTGTTTGCATTGAATACTTGTTATAAGGTACTGCCATATTATTTCTTTTAATATAAATATTGAACAGTAAAAAAGGGTGACCGAAGCCACCCCTTTCCTATTCGTTAAATATTAAATACTATAGAGTATCTAATCCACGTACATATACCTTCCCATAAAATTCGGGGCGGACCACTTTCTTCGCGTAACGTGTCATAACACCTTTACGTGGAGTGAAGTTAACTGGATCGTATACCAACGGAGTCATGATAAGTGGAATGTATGGGCTAAATACAGCACCTGTTTCTAGGAACTGTGCTCCACGGAATCCCATAAGGATTACATTCTCTTTCATGTATGGGTTTTTGTAAACTGTGTAACGGTTATTGATTGCACCAATTTTTTGTACACCAGCTGCAAATTCCATTTTAGTTCCATCTGTGTCAGCA